GGATTAAACGGAGCAATGCAATATCTTGATATGTTGAAGCGTTCCATGCATGAACTCATGAACGTTCCTGAGACTGCACTTGGTCAAGTACAGCCAATTTCTAACACCTCAGGTGTTGCTCTGAGCATTCAGTTCCAGCCGCTAATGAACCGTTGGTCGCACAAAGTGGCTATGTACAAGCACGGCTTAGAACGAATCAACGAGCTTATTATGCTCAACCTAGTCGTAAAAGAGCCTGAGACTCTTCAGTACGACCCAGAGATGGACGGGCCAATTAAAGCGGGACAGCTTACCCAGCTAGACCCTAACGACCCTATTACATACATTTCTCACGCACACTTCCCACCACCACTTCCTCTAGACAAGCTGGTTCTGCTCAACGAGTTGTCGCAGAAGATGTCTATGGGTCTGGAGTCCAAGGAAGGTGCGCTTCGTGCCCTTGGCGAGGAGTTCCCAGAAGAGAAGCTGGTTGAAATTCGTGAAGAACTTATGGACGACGCTAAGGCTGAGGGTGCTCTCAACCTAGTGAAGGTTCAGATTCAAAAGCAGATTATGGATATGACAGGATTTATGGCTAGCCCAGACGGTACTGCAACTCCAGTTGACCCCATGGTAGCTGGAGGAGACGTCATTGGAGACGGTGATGTTGGAGCTGGCGGACCAGAAGATACACCACTCAGCCCAGAAGAGGTTGCTACTGAGGAAGCAAACATCGAAGCTGAGATGCAAATTAGAGAGACTCTTGTTAATGAGGCGTATGGAACGAACGCTCCAAGACGCATGTCAATTGACAAGGATGATGTGTAAAAGCCGTAATTTTACAGCACTTTACACTGACAAACACCTGCTAATAGTGGTGAACTATTAGCGTAATAGGAACGGTCATCGAGACATTTATACGGACAACGACCAAGTGAACTGAAAGAGAACCAATTATGGACGAAACTACACAGGTTGAAGACTCAACCGAAACCCAAGTTGACAGCGAAATAGCGGCTCCAGAGGCTGACGTGACTCCTACTTCCTACACAGCAGAGGACATTGCTCGTGCTCGTGCTCAGGAGAAGGAGAAGCTTTACCCTCAGGTAGAGAAGCTAAAGGAAGAGCTGTCTCTTCTTAAGCAGCGTGAGGCTGAGCGTGAAGCTGAAGAGGCTAAGCGTAAGGCTGAAAGAAAGCAGCGTGAAGCTGAGGCTGCTAAGAAAAAGAAGGAGGAAGAGGAAGCCGAACTCTCTGCAAAAGAGCTGTTGGTCCGCAAGGAGCAGGAGCTTATGGCTCAGATTGAGCAGGAACGTGCAGAGCGTGAAAGGGCACTGGCTCTCCTAGAACAAGAGCGCAAGCTCCAGCAGTTGATGCAGTACCGTCAGCAGAGGCTAGAGCAAGAGCGTGAAAACATCATCCCTGAACTTATCGATTTGATTCAGGGCAATTCCGAAGATGAGATAGAGCAGAGCATCTCGGGGTTGAAAGAAAAGTCTGCAAGGATTTTCGATTCTGTGGCTCAAGCGAGTGTTCAGTCTCGAAAGGAAATGGTAGGTGCTCGTGTAACGAGTCCTGCCTCTGGACCCCTCGACAACGATTCGGAACAACGTATGTACTCCCCAGAAGACATCTCTGAGATGTCATTGGCTGACTATGCGAAGAACAGGGCCAAGCTACTTGGCACAGGCAAAAACAGTGGACAGGGTTTGTTCGGATAGAAATATCCAAAAAGCAATTAACCATTAACTTAGACCGAAAGGACTTGAACCACTATGGCTTCAGGTATCACAGGGTCTAGCCAGCTGGCAAGCGCACCTACCGCTTATTCGGGTTCGAACACCCAGCTGTCTCAGGCCATTCAAACCATTTGGTCGAAGGAGATTCTGTTCCAGGCGATGCCTATTCTTCGCTTTGAGCAGTTTGCAGTTAAGAAGACTGAGCTAGGAGTAGCTCCTGGTCTTCGTGTTAACTTCCTTCGATACAAGAACTTCGCAGTGGACCCAACTCCACTGACTGAAGGTGTACGTCTCACCACCAACTCCCTGACTGCAGAGCAGATTGCTATTACCGTTGCTGAGCACGGTTACGCAACTGCTGTATCGGAGCTGTTGCTTAACGCTTCCTTCGATGACGTAATGGCATCTGCCTCACGTCTTCTTGGACGCCACATGGCACAGTACCTTGACCTGCAGGCTCGTAACACTCTGTCGGCTGCTACTTCAGCAACCTTCGGTTACGACCGTTCAGGCATCGCTGGTGGTGCTTTCACCAACTACGACGAGGGTACCGTTGGTACCTCTATCGCTTCGCTAGACGGTAACCACAAGCTCACCACTGGAGCAATCAAGGATGCAGCTCTTGTTCTCGCAAGCAAGAACATCCCAAGGCTAGGCGAGACTTACGTACAGTTCATTCACCCTAAGCAGAGCCGTGACCTACGCTCGAACCCAGAGTTCATTGAGGTCACCAAGTACGCTGCTCCAGGTAACTTCATGCTCGGTGAGATTGGTCGTCTATACGACGTAGTCTTCATTGAGACCACTCAGGTTAAGAAGCTAGCTGCTAACGCTGGTTACACCACTTCAACCTCGGTTGGTGTCCCAACGGACTACTGGAACGCTCCAGTTAAGACCAACACCGCCCCTGGTTCTGGTGGAAACCCAGAGTCAGCTGACTTCACCGCTGAGGCTGGTTACCTGACTAGCGCAACTGGTAACGCTGCTGAGGTATACGAGTCAGTAATGATTGGTGACAACGCATTTGGTCACGCAATCTCCCTCCCCGTTGAGCTTCGTGACGGTGGTGTTCTGGACTTCGGTCGTGAGCACGCACTGGCATGGTACGCCATCTGGGGTCTCGGTGTTATCACCGACCAGGCTATCGTCAAGGTTTACACCAACTAGTAGCCAAAACTTGGGTGGGGGCTGTCATACACTTTCAGCCCCCACCCAACACAAACATTTATCACTAGGAGAAAAATAACGTGGCAACACAAAAGACAAGTCCATTGGACGCAACAGGCAAGGCAGCAGAAGACGCTGCAAAAAGAAACGCTGACGAACTTAAGAGGCGTCAGGATGAGATTTCCACTGCTCGTGCAACAGAAGCAGAGGCCCTGGAGACTCAGGTTTTTGACCCCAAGAAACCAGACCAGCCCATCGTTCTTGATGAGGTAGAAGAGGTCGGTGTCGGATTGAAAGAGGACAAGGTTGTTGTCCGCACTATTTCTGACATTGAGGACATGACTTACGGAATCGTAAACGGAAGTCCTCAGAACTACACCTTTAAGGCTGGAGTTAAGTACATGGTCCCACGTGACCTTGCTGCTTACCTAGAGAGTCTCGGATACATTTGGCGACCAAACTAATCGCCTAATAAACTGTCCGCCCTACTGGTTTCTGCCCTCCTCCCAGTAGGGCGGACTTTCTTGTTTGCGCTGAATAAATCAGCGTAATGCGAGAACATAGATGTGACGTATTTACGGAGGTTTTGTGGCGACTATAACTTCGCTAGTTGACCGAGTTCGACAGGAACTCGGAGACACTCCTAAGTCTTTCGTAACCCAGTTTGTGGCTGAGGGTATTACAAATCGTTATAGATTAAACTACTCGCCTGTTGATGCCGAGAACATCTTGGTATTTAAAAACGGAACAGACATTACAAACACTGCTGAGGTTGAGGAAACCACAGGAATAGTTGTTCTAGACGATGTTCCTACTCAGGGTGACGAGTTCACTATTACAGGAAACTATTTTAGGTATTTTACTACCGCTGAAGTCACCACTATGGTAAACAACGCCTTGCTACAGCACGTAGGGACTAGAACAGATACTTTTGGAAGAACTATTACTGTAGACAATCTTCCTGGAATTGAAGAGTACCCAGTAGCTCTGTACGCCACTACTCTTGGCCTCTACACCCTAGCTACCGATGCTTCGTTTGACATCAACATCTTTGCACCAGATGGTGTAACTATTCCTAGGTCTGAGCGCTACCGCCAGCTTATGGAGATGATTGATGCTCGTCGTGAGCAGTACCGAGAGCTGTGTGTACAGCTGGGAATCGGTATGTACCAGATTGAGGTATTTAACCTCCGTCGCATCTCTAAGATGACCAACCGTTATGTCCCTGTTTACCGCCCAATGGAGGTAGACGACAAGTCCTTCCCACTCCGTGTAGACCTGCCACTACCCACTTATGGCGACAGGAAAGAGCCTTGGCCATCTGATGCTGAAGAACTTACAGCTTACGAGGGCTTTGAATTTACTTACACTAAGACGTTTAGCGGGTACTACTCAGGCAAGGTATTCCAAGCAAACCTCCTTACTCAGCGAGGCAGCACTTACACTGTGCGTGATTTGAACCTAGTGATTAGCAACAACAAGCTAGTAAACATTACAGATGTAACAAGAACAGCTGGCACCACTACCGCAACCTTTACTGTGGACTCTGCTCACGGCATGGTGACTGGAGATAAGGTATTTGTAAACGGCATTAACGACGAGTTCAACGGCACACAAACAGTAGTGTCAGCTCCTACGGCTACCAGCTTCACAATTACCACAACTGAGACAACCGCAGTTGCTTTGACAGAGCAAGAGGGTACTGCAGACCCTTACGGACTAAAGAACTACACCGCAACCATAAGCCTAACTGCGGAACAAACCCGCAGGCTAGCTCGCAGAACCTACTGGTCGCTTGCATACAAGGACGCTCTCGTAGAAAACGCAGAGATTACAGAGCTGTACGGTGGCGGATTCTTTACAGAAAGAGCAAGCGAGGCGGTTCTCTAATGAGTGGTTTTTACCCTGAGACTAACGTAGACCCGCTATACCCTGTTATAGATACTGATTTTCTCCCTGCTGTACCGCAGAGAGTAACTTCGGCGCAAGTTGCGCCCCTAGTAGCATACGTGCACACGCAGAGCGCAGCCTCTGCCTCATGGACAATAAACCACAATCTCACCTTCTACCCTAACGTCACTGTTGTAGACAGTGGCGCCTCTATTGTGGAGGGTGAGATTACCTACACTTCAAACACATCATTGACCGTAACCTTTTCCAGCACCATCTCTGGAAGAGCATACCTATCCTAGGAAAGAATAAATGGCTCGTGAATTTTTAACGGGACTCAATCTTAATAAGAATGAGTTGCTGAATGCCAGGATTCAGAACCTGTCAACAGCGCCTTCCAACCCTGCTACTGGGCAAGTTTACTTTGACACCTCACTAGGTGTTCTGCGCCAGTACAACGGGACGACTTGGAAGAACTACACCACTTCAGGCGATATCGTCGATGCTGACATTTCAGCGAGCGCCGCAATCGCCCTTAGCAAGCTTGCTACTGACCCGCTAGCCCGTGCAAATCACACTGGCACTCAGACTGCAAGCACTATCTCTGACTTTGACACTCAGGTACGCACCAACCGCCTCGACCAGATGGCAGTTCCTACCGCTGACCTTGACCTCAACAGCCAGAAGATTACAGGACTTGCTGACCCAACCAACGCACAGGACGCAGCTACCAAGGCTTATGTAGACGCTGCTCGCTCTGGTTTGGATGTCAAGGACTCCGTACGTGCAGCCTCAACAGGTAACGTAGACATCTCTGGTGGAACCTTTGCTGGAAGCCTAGACGGTGTCACACTTGCCAATGGCGACCGTGTGCTGTTGAAAGACCAGAGCACTGGTTCTCAAAACGGTATCTACGTATACGTTTCTGGTACGTCTACCTTTACTCGT